CGAGAGATTGAACGAGAGATAGACGAACAAAGTGGAGTAGAATTAGTAAAAATTATTGATGAATATTTTACCTACAATAGTCGAGGTATTCAATTTAATTCATCAAACTCCTATAGTCCTATTGCTACTATGGGTGGTGTAAAAATAACTACAGATTCTATTTGCTATGTTCATTCTGGTATTGTAGACAAGTATTCGGCATCCATTCTTTCTAATCTTCACAAAGCAATTAAACCAATCAATCAGCTCAAGATGATGGAAGATGCTCTTGTCATCTATCGTATTGCTCGTGCTCCTGAGCGAAGAATCTTTTACGTTGATGTTGGTAATTTGCCTAAAACCAAAGCAGATGATTATCTTCGTAGTGTAATGAATCGCTATCGTAATAAACTTCAGTATAATATTGAAACTGGAGAAATGCGGGATGATAGACGCTTCTTATCGATGCTTGAAGATTACTGGCTTCCTCGAAGAGAAGGTTCACAAGGAACTTCCATTGAAACTCTTCCTGGTGGTGAGAATTTAGGTGAAATGCAAGATGTAGAATACTTTCAAAAGAAAGTTTATCGTGCATTAAATGTTCCTCTTTCACGATTAGATTCAAATAGTGGCTTTCAGTTGGGTCGTGCCGCAGAGATCTCTCGTGATGAAGTAAAATTTGCTAAGTTTATACATCGTGTAAGACTTCGCTTTAGTCATTTGTTTGATGAGCTATTAAAGAAGCAGCTTGTACTAAAGAATATTATAAACCCCCAAGAGTGGGCTAGTATTCGAGAAAATATAAAATTTGACTTCAATACAGACAATCATTATGCAGAATTGAAAGAAATAGAAATGATGAAGAGTAGAATGGAAATGCTTCAGACATTGGATCCCTACTCTAACAAATATTTCTCAGTTCAGTGGATTAGACAGAATGTACTAAGACAAACTGAAGAAGAGCAAGCTGAAATTGATTCGCAGATAAAAGCCGAAAAGAAGCTATATGCAAATAGTACAGAGCAGGACTCCAATAATGATGAATCAGCACAAGAACCAATGATAGAACCTAAAACCAATATAGACGATATTGTGGAAATTTATGATGGTGAGTTAGATACATAAACCAATAAATAATAAACAGGAGAAATTATTATGTCAAAATCCAAAGAAACCAGTTTAGTAGCAAAGGCGCTCAATGCTATTTCCAAAGGAAATGCTGTATTGATGAAAAAGAATATCAAAGAAGCACTTCTATCCAAAGTTCGCAGAGCTATCGACAAGAAAGAAAAAGAATTAGCCAAGTCTATTATCAACGACGTTACAAAGACGAAGTAATCCAATGAAACTTATTTGCGAAGTTACAGAAGAGATCAAAGTAATTAAAGAAGGTGCCGACAACGCACAAAAAAATTACTTTATCGAAGGTGTATTCATGCAAGCCGAACTAAAAAATAGGAACGGCAGAATGTATCCACAAGAAATGCTTGAGCGAGAAATCGGTAGATATGTCAGCGAGTACGTTGACAAGAAGCGAGCGTTTGGAGAATTAGGACATCCTGATGGACCTACAATCAATCTTGATCGAGTTTCACACATGATCACAGACTTGAGAGTTGAAGGAGCCAATTTTATTGGCAAAGCAAAAATTCTTAGCACACCAAATGGTAATATTGTAAAGGCATTAATCGATGAAGGGGCAAGATTGGGTGTATCGAGTCGTGGAATGGGCTCTATTAAAACAGAAGGACATGTCGTGCAGATTGTACAAGATGATTTTTATCTTGCAACCGCAGCAGATATTGTGGCTGATCCGTCTGCTCCGGATGCTTTTGTAAACGGCATCATGGAAGGAAAAGAATGGGTATGGCATAATGGAATATTACTCGAAAAAGATATACACGAGTATAAGAAAACCATAATGAAAGCACCAGCCAAAAAGATCAAAGAAGTTAGCGTTAAAGCATTTGAGAATTTCATCAAGAAGCTAGAGAAAAAGTAGGAAAATTATGGCAAATTTTGTCTATGACAAAGCTCGTGAGAAATTTCTTAATGGTGACATTTCTTGGACACGAGATACTTTTAAAGTGATTTTGCTAAACAGCTCATATGTTGCTAGTAAAGATCATCAAACGTTGATAGATGTTCCTACCGGCAGTAGAATTGCTCTATCAACCGCTCTAGTAAATAAAACTGTCACTAATGGTGTTGCTAGTGCAGATCCCAAAATAGTTGCTGATGTTCCATCTGGACGTGTTATTAAATCTCTTATCATAGTAAAGCAAAACACATTAGCGACTGATGCACAATCAGAGCTAATTGCATACATCGATACAGCCTCGGGTATTTCTGGAACAAATAATAGTGGATTAACTACCACAGGAGCTAATGTAACGATCAATTGGAGTGGTAGTGCAGGAGCAGTTCCAAATAAAATTTTTAATCTGTAGCTTATGAATATTGGAGTTTCTAATTTAATAACACACATCAAGCAACCTAATGAAGTGTTGCCTATAGACATTAGTTTTGGAAAACTTCATATATTACCTAGAGGCGCCAAAGAAATCATAGAAACACAAGCAACAGCAAAACGTTGGAAACGTAAGTTTCCAAATCAAGTAGAAGATGCAAATACATTTTTGGTTTCTTCTACTCCTTTAGTTTTGGCTCCACAAAAAACATCTGTGAGAGTAATTGTCGCTGGTGGTGAGGATGATTATGACTATCAAGTGACAATTTTGGTTACGTTCGACAACTTAGCCAGACTTGAGCAGGAGATTTTCGTAAGGGTAAGAGAAGATTAAAAATATATAAATAAAAATGCCTTAGAGCAAAATATAATATTTTGGGAGTTATTACAATGGCAATTACATCAAAATTCTTGAGAGACATCCGTGAGAGTGCTGAAGCTGATGTACCTACACACTCTTCTGACGCCGCAGCAACTACACCAGAATCACTAAAAGCAAAGAAGGTTACTGAAGAGGAAACCGAGGATAAGGCAGAAGTTACCGAAGAAGATGAGGCTGATATGAAAGCTGAGTCTGAGGACAAGGATGCCGACGATATGGTTTCTGAAGAGGAAGATACTGAGTTGAAAGCTGAGTCTGAGGACAAGGATGCCGACGATATGGTTTCTGAAGAGGATGAGGCTGAGCTTAAAGAAGAAGATGAAGCCGATCTTAAAGAAGAGGAAGAAGCCGATCTCAAGATGAAAGCTGAGTCAGAAGATGCTGATGAGGACGACATGGTTTCTGAAGAGGATGAGGCTGAACTCAAGGAAGAGGACGAAGTTAAGCTAGACGAAGAGGATGAGGAAAAGTTGGCTGAAGAGGAAGATGAAGCAGTTAAGGAAGCCACTGATGCTCTTACTAAGGACGAGGAGCTTCCAGAATCATTCAAGACCAAGGTTGCTTCTATTTTTGAAGCTGCTGTTAAACGCACATCAAAGAAACGTGCTGCTGCTCATACCAAGAAATTAGTAGAAAGCTACAATCAAAAGTTGGCTAGCAATAAAAAGAAAGTTTCTGATACTCTTGTAAACAAGGTGGATGGTTATCTTGATTATGTTGTTGAAGAGTGGATGAAAGATAATAAAGTGGCTATTGAAGGTGCACTTCGTTCCGAGATTACTGAGAAGTTTATCGTTGGATTGAAGAATCTTTTTGAAAGTCACTATATTGAAGTTCCTGCTGAGAAAGCTAATATTCTTTCAGAGCAGGAGCATAAGATAAAGAAACTTGAGAAAGAACTTAATGATGAACTCGTAAAGAGTGTGGAACTCCGCAAGGAAAATATTCGTCTCAAGAAATCTTCAATTATCAAGAAGCTCACTGAAGGAATGACTGTAAGTGATGCAGCAAAGTTCCATGAACTTTGCGAAGGTGTATCTTTCGAGAATACACAATCATTTGGTCAGAAGCTCAAGGTGATTAAGGAAACCTATTTTCCAAAAACCTCTGCCGGCTCTCGTGACATTGATGCTTCTTTATTGACTGAAGGTGGTTTGACGCAGCAAGATCAACCAAAGATCTCAACCGAGGTTGATGTTTTTGCAGATGTCATCTCCAGAATGGTGAAAAGATAAAAATGATAAATAGCTTATAGAGGAACAGTTCTTAATTGTTTTAAAAGGAGAATGTAAAATGTATCTCACTGATGAACTTCAAAAGAAATGGGAAAAGGTGCTTAACCACCCTGATTTGCCAGAGGTGCGTGATGCTCACAAGAGAGCAGTTCTAACTGTCCTCTTGGAGAAT